AACACAAGTTGCTGCAACAACAGCAGTTGCTACAGCAAGCACAGTAACTGCATATCAATTTGCTAAGGCAGACTACCGCTCAGGTAAGTTCTTGGTAAAGGCTGAAACATCTAGCCATACAGAAATATCAGAAATTCTTGTAACTCTTGATGGCTCTGATAACATTGCAATTACAGAATATGCAATTGTCGGAACAAACGGCAACTTGGTTGATGTAACTGCAGATGTTAGCGGTGCAAACGTAAGAATTCGTGTAACAACAATAAATAACAGCACAGATGTTACTGTTGTTGGAACACTTATTGCATAATAAAATAAATTAAAAAGGGGTACCAATGACAACATCAAGTAAAGACTTTAAGGTAAAAAATGGTCTGTACGTAACAAACGGCGGAACATTTGGAGGAGAAGTTACAGTTGCAACACCAACTTCAGGAACTTCTGCTGCCACCAAAGACTATGTTGATAATGCTGTTGGTACCCCAATTATTCCAACACAATCCCTTCCACCAGAAAACCCAGTAGACGGACAACTATATTTTGATACAGATAGTCGTCATATGTTGATTTACTCTGTTGATGAAGGCGATTGGATTATGATTGCAACATACTATGACACTGCTAATCTTCCACAGCATATTCATGATACTGCAATTGATGGAACTGGCCTTATTGTTAGTATTTATCAAGATGGCGGATATTATGATAGTTTCTTTGTGTCTGAACAAGATGCTGGATATTATAATATGAATGAGTGGGCAATGGAGTGGAATGGTGGAATTGCAATAGATAATTTTAACTAATTGTCTGTTATAATGTAAAAAGAAAAATTTCTGTAGGAGGAAATTAATATGGCAACAAGAATGCAACAGCGCAGAGGTACTGCAGCACAATGGACATCAGCAAACCCAATTTTGAATGCTGGTGAAATAGGGTGGGAGTCAGATACCAATAAATTTAAGATTGGTGATGGTATAAACCACTGGGCAGATCTTGATTACTTTATTGACCAATCCTCCACAGTAAACCCTGCATTTGGTTCTAGCATTGTATTTGAAGGTGCTACAGCAAACGCTTTTGAGACAACCCTTGCAGTTACAGATCCTACTGCAGACCGCACAATTACACTTCCAGATTCAACGGGAACCGTTGTTCTTGCAGATGGAAGCGGTAATGTTACAGTTTCTGGTAATTTAACAGTTAATGGTACAACAACTACAGTAAATAGCACAGAAATTAATGTGACTACTGGCCTTGTTTTTGAAGGCGCAACTGCAAATGCATATGAAACAACTCTTACTGTTGTAGACCCAACAGCAGATAGAACTATTACATTTCCAGATTCAACTGGCACCGTTGTTGTAGTAGATGGTGTTGGAAATGTTTCTGTTTCTACAGCAGAATTAAATGTCCTTGATGGAATTACAGCAACAACCGCAGAACTTAATTATGTAACTGGAGTTACTTCTGGCATTCAAGCACAACTTGATGCTAAAGCAGCATCCTCCCATACACATGCACAATCTGATATTATAAATCTAGTTTCAGATTTATCTACAATAAATACAGAACTATCTAACAAAGCAACATTGAGTGGTCCAACATTTAGTGGTACGGTTTCTCTACCAACAACTACATCTATTGGAGATGTTTCAAGCACAGAGTTACAATATGTAAATGGCGTAACATCTGCTATTCAAACACAACTTGATGGAAAATCAGGAACAGCGCATACACATCTTTTAGCAGCAGGAGCAACCGATGTAACTGCTTCTGCATCAGAACTTAATATTATGGATGGTGTTACTGCATCTACCGCAGAAATTAATATTCTTGATGGACTTACTGCCTCAACAACAGAACTTAACTATGTTGATGGCGTAACGTCTGCTATTCAAACACAGATTGATGGAAAGGCTTCATCATCACACACACATGCACAATCTGATATTACAAATCTAACAACTGATCTTGCTGCAAAAGCAAGTCTTTCTGGAGCAACATTTACTGGTACAGTAACTCTTGCAGCAGATCCATCAAACGCTCTTGAGGCAGCAACAAAACAATATGTTGATGCAGCAACTGCTGGACTCAATGTTCACGAATCTGTAAGAGTAGCAACAACAGCAAATATTACTAATACTATTATTGCAGAAGATCTTGAAAATGGAAAAACAATAGATGGCGTTACACTGGTTACTGGAGATAGAGTTCTTGTAAAAAATCAAACAGTAAAAAGTGAAAATGGTATTTATATTGTTCCTGCAAACGGAGTTGCATCTCGTGCAACAGATTATGACTCAACTCCAGAAGTAGATGCTGGTGACTTTATATTTATTGAAGAAGGAACTGTAAACGGAAAAACTGGTTGGGTCCAGACAAACGCAATTACTACAATTAATACAGATGATATTGAGTTTACTCAATTTTCTGGAACAGGAACTGTTACAGCAGGAACAAATATTTCGGTTTCTGGTGGTCAAGTTTCTGTAGTAAGTGATCCAACATTCTCAGGTCTTGTTACAGCATCTTCTGGTGTAGCCTTCTCTGACGGTACACAAACAAAAGAAGGTGTTCCATCAAGAACACCAATTATTCAAAAGACAGATTCTTATACTCTCTCTTCTTTAACAGAAAGAGATAGTTTGATTGAAATGGGTAAATCAACTGCTCAAACACTAACAGTTCCAACAAATGCTACAGTAGCATGGCCAGTAGGAACTTCAATCAGCATACTTCAAACTGGCGCAGGTCAGGTAACAGTTGCTGGAGCAGTTGGAGTAACAATTAATGCTACACCAGGTCTTAAATTACGTGCACAATGGTCATCTGCAACTCTTCTAAAGAGAGCAACTGATACATGGGTGCTGTTTGGCGATCTATCAGCGTAAAATGTTGGTATAATAAATAAAGGAAAAGGAGTAACATGTCAAAAAATATTGGTATTAGATCTTCAGCGCAGGATAACTTTTTACAACCAGATAATGTTACTTCTTTAACAGCAACAGATGTGGGAACAAGTCGTCCATATCTAGCAACAGCAAATACAACATCTGCTGCATCAGCAGCAGGAACAGGTGGATCTGTATCTCTTTCCTGGTCTCTTCCAGGAACTTCTCCAGCAGCAACATCTTATGAAATTACTACAACACCATCAACATATACTCATGATACGGGATCTTCAGCAACTAGTTATACATTTCAAGGATTAGCATCTAATACATCTTATACGTTTACAGTAAAAGCAAAAAATGCTTCAGGTGCTTCAAGTGGTACAACATCATCTTCTGTTACAGCAACAACTGTTCCAGCCAAGCCAGCAGCCCCAACAGCATCATCTCCAAACGCAAACCAAGATGTTGTTACGTGGTCCGCTCCAGCAACAGGTGGTAAAGCAATTTCAAGTTATACAGTTAATTCTAGTGATACTTCTATTAACAATAGTGGTACATTTACAAATGCTACATCACCATTAACTGTTAATGAAAATGGTGGAACGTCTCAGACATATCGTGTTACAGCAATAAATGCTAACGGTTCTTCAGTTCAAAGCGATGCTTCTAATTCAATTTCAACAACACCACCTTTCTTTCCACCATTTTTTCCACCTTTCTTTCCGCCATTTTTCCCACCATTTTTCCCACCGTTTTTCCCATCATTTGGACCATTCTTTCCTCCATTCTTCCCGTTCTTCCCTTGGTTTTATGGATTTGAGTCTGTTGCAGCAACAACTGGCATTATGACTATAGATGGTAGAAAAAATGCTGAAGATCTTGTTGTTGGCGATAAACTTCGTGCTTTTAATCTAGATGGAATAGATCGATCAACTCCAGAATGGATTAATTGGTTTGTAGAATCTCCAGAATTTAATGAAACAAATATTGTTGAAACAACAGTAGTTTCTATTACACAAAATACAGTTAATCAACTTTATTTAGTTAATGGAGATAGATATTCAAGCACACACTGGATTCTTGCTAAAAAAGAAGATATTGCTAGATTTATTCAAGTAACCCAGTTAGATACAACATTCCAAGTATTTTCTTATTCAGAAATGCAGTTTGTAGATATTACTGCTTTTGAAGTTTTAGATGTAGAAGACACGATTTATTCAATTCATTGTGAACCATATGATAACTTCTTTACAGAAAATATGTTAGTCTTTGATGCTTTTGATGCACCAGAAGAATAAAATATATAATTTCTGTTAGTTATTAGCAATAGTTTAACTTATGATATAATTAAAATAAGTAATGGATTTTAAAAAATTAAGGATACTAATGTCAAAAAATAAAATTATTTTTAAGGCTGCAAGGTCATGGCTTTCAGCAGAAAGTAATTCTGCACCAAAACCAATGACTAAGTCTATTCCAGATTGGTATAGAAAAGCAGATAGATATGCAAAAGACAGCGAAAATAATTTTGTTATTGGAGAAGATCAGGGAAAGATTCCAACATGGAAGGCTTGTCCAGCAATGTTTGATATAATGGCAACTGGCTATTCATTAAACACTCCATGTGATATTGAATTTTTTGAAGATAAAGATACTGGTCAAATTAAAGTTAAAGTTCATGATGCAAAATATGTATCTTTTGTTCAGACAAGATATCCAATGCCACAATTTGTACATCCAGAAGGATACTATCAAAATCATTTTGCTTGGATGGGAGATTGGCAAATTGCTCTTCCAACAGGGTATAGCGCAATATATACAACACCATTTAATAGGCATGAGTTGCCATTTTTAAATACAAGCGGAATTATTGATTTAGACAAAGTTCATATGCCAGGATCTTATCCATTTTTTATAAGAAAAGGGTTTTCTGGAATTATACCAGCAGGAACTCCATATGTACAAATTATTCCATTTAAAAGAGAAGATTGGATTTCTGAAATAGTTGAAGAACCAGATACAAAAAAAATACAAAAAGAATATAATGATAATGCTGTTCTTTATAGAATACCAAATGGCGGAGTTTATAAAAATAAAATCTGGGAACCAAGGACTTATGAATAAAACTGATATAATAAAAAATGGGAGATTTTGATATGAATGAAATAGACGAATCGCAGAATCCTTGGTTTACAAAAGATAGATCAGAATCTACTTCTTTAAGAATGCCAAATAAAACATTTAATAATATTGAAGTTAGCAATCCAGGCCTTGGGTTAAATATTTACCATAATGCAATTTCAAAAGAAAATTGTGACAAATATATTAATATTTTAGAAAATCATTTAAATGGTCAAACAAAGTATAGATGGAATGAAGCACAGGTTACAAACTCAGACAAGCCTATAAAGTTTGCAAGAAACTGCTCTGATTTTAAGTATAAGCCAAAAAATTTAGGAGAAAAAACCTCTCAAAATGAACAACTTATAGATATGCACGATGAAATATTTCAAGTTCTAAAATCTTGCATTGACGAGTATGCTTATTATTGGGGTATATCTGTTAATTATTACGAGGCTTTTAATTTTGTTAAATATGAAGGGCCAGGACAACAGTTTAGAATTCATGCAGATCATGGTCCATCTTATGCATGTACTGTTTCTGCAGTTATATACCTTAACGATGATTATGAAGGAGGAGAGTTATATTTTCCAAGACTTGACAAATTAGTATATAAGCCAAGTGTTGGAGATATTGCTATTTTCCCATCAAACTATATATATGAACACGCATCTTTGGATATGATTGCTGGAACAAAGTATTGTGTAGTTATTATGACTGATTTAAATGATAGTGCTCATAAAGAAAGGAAATACAGTGCTTACTAAAACATGGACAGACAAAGAAGATCTAGGATCTGGAATTTTTGTTTATAGAGATGTGCTAACAAATATTGATGTTATTGATAGATTAGAGAATGCATTAAAAAATCCTGATAATAAGTCTTATGTTTGGAGAGAAGCACTCGTTGGTTATGCACAAAGAATGCCAGACTATAGAGATTGTGTAGATTTTAAGTATAAAAAAACAGACATACAAGCAGATCCTGGTAAAACAGCAAAAATTTTGACAGGTCTTTGGGATGATGTCTATAATGCTAAATTACCAGCAGTACAAGACTATTCAAGACAATTTAACTTGGGTGGAGAATTAAAATACTGGGAAGCATTTAATTTTATAAAATATGGTCCAGGACAACATTTTCAAGAACATCACGATCACGGCTTTTCTTATAACTGTGTTGTTTCTTTGGTCGGTTATCCAAATGATAATTACGAAGGTGGAGAACTTTATTTTAGACTACAGGATTTAAACATTAAGCCAAAGGCTGGAGATTTATATATATTCCCTTCAAGTTACATGTATCCACATAGAGCAATGCCAGTTACTTCTGGAATTAAGTATTCAATTGTTACTATGTTGGACTATAGTTCTAAGTTTCATAATCCAAAATTTTATCAAGAAACAAATGACTAATGAGTATTATAAAAGCAGAGATAACTCCTGGCTCTAATGTTATTTTAGAACCACTTTCAATAAAAAGATCGTGGATGGATAACGTTGCCAATGCACATGCATATCATTGTTTTCCAGTTTCTCTTGCAAATGGACTTGGATGGGGTATTAGTTTTCCAGAAGATATTTCTTTTATTTGGGATGGTGTTGACACTGATAGAGAAGAGGGACATATTAAAATATTAAGTGGACATCATTATGTAAATGAAAATAGACGTAGTGCAACATTAAGTTTAAATACAAATATTAGATTTATTACTGATGAAAATACTACAATGCTTACTATGCCAGTTCCAAATTTATTTATTGATGGGATAATTCCTTATACAACATTAATGAGCACATCTTTTTATCCAAACATGCTTCCTGCTGCAATTAAAGTAACCAGGTCAAACTCTACTATTACCATACCAGCCAAAACGCCAGTCATAGCAATAGTTCCAATATCTATCAGCAAACTTAATTCTACAGAATTAGAGATACATGATTTTATTACAACACAAGAACAAAGAAATAAAAATAAAAGTTATGGAGAAGTATCTCAAAAATTAAATCAAACTGGAGAATGGACACATTTTTATAGAGATGCAACAGATGAAACAAAAACAAAAATAGGAAAACATGAAATTAAGGCTTTTCGATTAAAAACTACAGATAAGAGAAGATGATATAATTATATTATGAAAACTCCAACAAACATCCATTCAGGCGACAGATTTTCAATTACACCATCTGGATTTTTTGGTTCTTCTTCACAAAATATTATAGAATTAGAAAATTTTATGACAGACGAAGAACTCTCTAAAATATCTAATTTTGCAAAAAATATTACGGAATGGGACTATACTGAAACAAGATATAATGAAGATGGAACAGTTATTTATGACTCAGAATATTGGAAAGATCGTGTAGCAACATCTAATACAATTCATAAACAAAATACAGAAATATATCCAATGATAGAGTCTATGGTTGCAAGATTAAAAATTGTTGTTGATGATTTTTTTCAGGTAGACGCTTGGGCCACAAATCCAGCAATAGTTAGATGGCTCCCTGGACAATTTCAATATCCGCATGCAGATAAAGAACTTCATGAAGGAGAAAATGCTGGAAAACCTAACGATTTTCCTTATTATGATTTAGCAAGTTTGTTTTATTTAAATGATGATTATGAGGGTGGAGAATTGTATTTTCCAAAACAAGGAATTCAATTTAAACCAAAAGCAGGTGCAGCATATTTTTTTCCAGGAGATTTGAACTATATTCATGGTGTTTCTAAAATAGAAAAAGGTATAAGATATACCTGTCCGTTTTTTTGGACAATTAGATCGCATAAGGAAAAAAATGTCTGAAATTAAATATGAACTGCTATATCCAAAAATTCATCTGTACAAAGATTTAATTCCTAATCCAGAGACATTGGTTCAAATGCTTAAAGATTCAGAAAACAATCCAGGAACTAGTAAAGTATTTTTAGAGTGGATACCTTGGTCTAGGTTTGGAACATATTTAAATCAAACTCCTATTCCAGACGGAATACTTGCCAATACACCAGAATCAGAAAGGGATGAAAAATTTTATAATGAATACAAGTATGCAAAAATAATTTGGGATGCTTTTCATACAGCAACTAATCATTTTTTAAATCAATATGATGTTGTTAAGGGTAATGACTGGGTTATTATGGGTCCATCATATTCTAGATATTTTTATGATGATAATCCAAAATCTGATGAAAATGTAATGATTCATCATACAGACTTTGTAAGAATTGAAGCAGATATGCCAGGAAATAAATTTGCAATAACTTGCACAATGTATCTTAATGACGATTACGATGGTGGAGATATAGATTTTATTATTAGAAAAGATCATATTCCTTATAAACCAAAAGCAGGTGATATTTTAGTGTTTCCATCAGGACATCCAGATGTATTGCCAGACGGACATATGTATTTACATGGAGTAAAAAAAGTAGAAAAAAAAGATAAATATTTGATAAGATGTTTTTATCAAATACCGTATACTGGCCATCCAGACTGGCTTGCCAATCAGGAAAAATATGGAAAAGAATTATGGGCAGAAATGGAAAAAAAACGTATTGAAGAAGGAAGAAGATATCAGTATGACATCTAAGCAGTGTTTATGCGGAAGATCAAAAGTATATCCATTCTGTGACGGTAGTCATAAAATTAAAAAACAATATGAAGAAAATGCTACAGAGGTAGAGTCAAATACTAAAGAGGATGGTATAATATAAACATGTTTAAAGATGATCCTAATATTATTAAATTAGACGAAGGTATTTTTTGGTATAAAAACTTTATTCCAAAAGAAACTGTAGAATTAATTAATTCAAAAACACCAGGCCTTGACCTTGGAAATCATTGGTTTGAAAATATTGAATTTAAAGTTACTGAAGCAATAGAAGAGTTAATTCCAGTATGGAACAAGGTATCAGAATTTCTTGCTCCAGATTATGTTATTCACCCAATGGCAAGTATGCTTTATTTTGGAGAAGGAAAGCAAATGTTGCCACACTGCGATAGTCCTGGAGAAGATATGACAGAAGAACTTACAGTTCCAGATGTTTGGGCAACATGCTGTGTTCTTTCTTGGGGAGCATGTGTTTATTTTGGAGAGTTTACTGGTGGAGAAATTTATTATCCAAATCAAGGAATTGATGTTCCAGTACAGCCAGGAGACCTTGTTATACACAGTGCTTTAAGTTCTCACGAACATGGGGTTCGTCCAGTAAAAAGTGGAGTAAGGTATACATTTTCTAACTTTTCATTAAAACCAGAAAAAAATCCTGGATCATTTTACAATTATGGAACAAAAGAAAATGAAGAACGACAAAAAAATATGGGTGTTTGGCTCCAACCTCTTTTTAAAAATGAAAAATCTGTTGTAATGCCAGAATTAACACAATATAAGGCATAAAATGTTTGATAATGATTCAAGGTTTACAAAACTTGGAGAAGATATTTGGGTTTACCATAATTTTTTATCTCAAGATGAGATTAATAAAATTTTAAATAAAATATCAACATCCGATGAATTATTATGGAATGGTGGTCATCCAGAAAAAAAATGTACTGTTAGTTTATTAGAGGCAAATATTATAAGTAAAAGAATACAAGAGTTATTGCCAGATAATTTAAAAGTACATGCCCATAGTTCAATAACAAGATTAAAAGTTGGAGATGATCATGGAGTTCATTCAGATAACCATGATTTTTTAGATGTAAGAAATTTAAGCAAATTAGTAAAAGATAATGACTGTTTTATTTTAACTGACAATAATGTGTATGGAATGGTTGTTTATATAAATGACGATTATGATGGTGGAGAAATTTATTATACAAAACAAAATCTTGTGTATAAACCAAAAGCAGGAGACTTTGTTGTTCATAGTGCAGAAGATCATTGCGAGCATGGCGTTTATCCAGTAAAAACAAATGTTAGATATAGTTTTCCAAGTTCTATTAGAGAACAGATAAAAATACCATGCTAGTTGGTGTATAATATAATTATGTCAAATGGAATTATAGATATTATTGATGAATCTAATTTTATTTATTATCAGGATGCAAATATTGAAGAAACAAGGTTAGGAATAACAACAAATAAAATTGTAGAGGTTCCCAACTTTATTGATAAAAATATTGTTCCAAATATTATTGATTTTTTTGAAAACTGTAAGGTAGACTGGGGTGATATTGCATTTTATGGTTCATCTGGAAAAGGAATTTTAACAGATTCAAATACAATGCAATCTTTTGGATTGCCTGATAATTTTTTTATAGACCTAAAAGATAAGTATCAGGAAGCAGTTGAAAAAATATTTGGAAGAAAAGTAAGGTCAAATACTTTTCATGCACAAAAATGGGATGTAGGTGGGTTTGCAGCACCACACTCAGACAACTCTGATCATGATGGAAACCCAAATGCATTTGAAATTAATAAATATGTAGGAATTTTATATTTAAATGATGATTATGATGGAGGAGAATTATATTTTTGTGATAAAGAAAAAAATATGAAGCCATACCTATCATTCAAGCCAAATGCTTACTCATACTATGTTTTTCCTGGTGGAATAGAGAATATTCATGGTGTAAGTGAAATAACAAAAGGCACAAGATATACAATGGTATCATTTTGGGATTATGCAGAAATTGAATATGATCAAGAAACTTTAGATAAATGGAAAGAAGAAGAAAAAAAAGTAAGAGAGCAGCAAGCCATTCAAAAAGAAGAATGGAAAAAGGGAATTAAGTGATAGTAAAAGAAGTTTATGACAAGATAGTTTACTATACAGAACTATTTGATAAAAATTTTGACATAATTTCTTTAATTGAAGATGATGAAAACAATAAAAATGGCATTTTGCCAAAATGGACAAACTGGGGGCCTAGCGACCAAAAGGTAGTTTATGGTCAACAAAAAAGGTTTAATGATCAAGATTTATATAAAGTTGATATTATAAAAAATATTTATGATGCAATAGTTGTATGTTCAAAAGACTATGGAGATAGATATAACATTGATATTGGAAACTTAACACCACTTTCAGTTAGCAAGTATTTTGAAGGACAATCTATGGGATCTCACGTAGATTCATATGGAGAAAATCCAAAAGAAGTTTTGTCAATTGTTTTATATTTAAATGATAACTATAAAGGTGGAGAACTTTATTTTAAAAATCAAGAAATTAAAATTAAAGCAACTGCTGGAAGTTTAATTGCCTTTCCTTCATCAAGTCCATATTTTCACGAATCTTTACCAGTAACATCTGGAATAAAGTATATAAGTCCTGGATTTTGGATAAAAAATTAATTACTGTTTTTACAAATAAAAAACTCCACCTAACGTATAACTATAGAGTTTACAAAAACTAAAAACTCTGCTACAATTAGATATCATTTAAATTCAATTTATTAGGAGATTTTAATTATGTCAGATGTTTTTTCTTTTCGTCTTTCAGATGAATTCGTTAACAAATATGTAGGAATTGAGCCACCTTTTGGCTTTAAGGATGCTGGTCTTAACTCACTTGGAGAGATAACATTTATTCGTACATATTCAAGAGTAAAGGAAGATGGTAAGAAAGAAAGATGGCATGAGGTCTGTAAAAGAGTAATCGAAGGCATGTATTCAGTACAAAAGAATCATGCTAAAGAAAACAGACTACCTTGGAATGACTATAAGGCTCAAAAGTCTGCACAAGAAGCCTTTGATCGTATGTTTAACCTTAAGTGGACACCGCCAGGACGAGGACTTTGGGCTTTTGGCACTCCAATGACTATGGAAAAGCGTAATTCTGCTGCTCTTCAAAACTGTGCAATGGTATCTACAAGAGATATTGATAGAAATGACCCAGGAGCATTATTTGCTTGGGTAATGGATGCATTAATGCTTGGAGTTGGTGTAGGATTTGACACAATTGGTCAAGATAAAGAAATGCCTATTTACAGCCCTACAGAGCCAGTAGTTATTTATGAAATTCCAGATACCCGCGAAGGTTGGGTAGAATCTGTAAGACTTCTTCTTAACTCTATGCTAAGGCCAAACCAAAACATACAGGAGTTTAAGTATGATTTGATTAGACCCCTAGGAGCACCTATTAAAGGCTTTGGAGGCGTTTCTAGCGGTCCACAACCACTTATTGATCTTCATGCAAGGATACGAAAAGTAATTGGTTCTAGAGTAGGTGAGACCCTAGATTCAAGAGCAATAGTTGATATTGTAAACTTAATTGGAACTTGTGTTGTTTCTGGAAATGTAAGAAGATCAGCAACACTTGCCCTTGGTTCTGCTGGAGATGATGATTTTATTAATTTAAAAAATTCTGAAGTGTTTCCAGAAAGAAACTCATTTGATTCAGAAAATCCAGGTTGGGCATGGATGAGTAACAACTCTATTGCAGCAACTGTTGGAACAAAGTATGAAGATTATGTTGATTTAATATCTAATAATGGAGAACCAGGATTTATTTGGCTAGATGTGGCAAGAAACTATGGTCGTCTTGCAGATCCTGCAGATGGTAAAGATTATCGTGTAATGGGATTTAATCCATGTGCAGAGCAGCCATTAGAGTCGTATGAACTTTGTACGCTTGTTGAGGTTCATTTAAATCGCCACACAGACAAAGAAGACTTTTTACGTACTTTAAAGTTTGCATATCTTTATGGAAAGACAGTAACTCTTGTTCCAACACACTGGCAGATTACAAACGGAATCATGCAGCGCAATCGTAGAATTGGAACATCTTTAACTGGCATTGCATCATTTGCAGACACTCATGGACTTCCAGCAACTCGTGATTGGATGGACGAAGGGTATCAAACAATTCGTAAATATGATAAGCAATATTCAGAATGGCTCTGTGTTCGTGAGTCAATTCGTGTAACAACAGTTAAGCCATCAGGATCAGTATCATTACTTTCTGGTGCATCTCCAGGAGTTCACTGGCCAGTTGGAGGAGAGTATTTCCTTCGTGCAATTAGGTTTAGTGATCAAGATCCTATGATGCATTTGTTTAAAGCAGCAGGATATAAGACTGAGCCAGACTTGGTATCAGCCAACACAATGGTTGTTTATTTCCCAGTGCATTCTGGACATCCAAGATCAGAAAAAGATGTAACATTATTTGAAAAAATTGGTCTTGCTGCAACAACACAAAAATACTGGTCTGATAATGGTGTTTCTGTGACTTTGTCTTTCGATAAAGATTCAGAAACAAAACATATTGCTCCAGCACTTCATATGTATGAGGGTCAATTAAAAGCAGTATCATTCCTTCCAATGGGAAATACTGTTTATCCTCAACAGCCATATCAGCAAATTACACAAGAAGAATACGATAACTATGTCGGACAAATTGCAAAGATTGACTGGTCTGCAATTTATGACGGTGTAGAAAATCTAGACTCTGTCGGTGAAATGTATTGTACAACAGACTATTGTGAAATTAAAACTGGTTCCTGATATAATAGGGATAGGTGAAAAATGACTATCCCTTCAAATCTATATGCTGAAAAAATGTATGCAGAGCATCCAATTGCTACTTGGCATCTAGATGATGAAGCATATTATATTTCTTTAATACCAAACAATAAAAGAAATTTTACATCGGCAACACCTTGGGAATCAAGTGCAAATACAGTAATTTATGATCCTGAAGTTGATGGGGATATAGATGCGGTATCTCCACTTCCATATAGTTTTGATACTGCTGGACTAAGTTACTGTAGAATTTTTGATGCAACAAATAGTGAAACAATTACTTCTGGAGAACTAGAATATTTTATAAACTTAAATGAAGAGTTAGAAACTTTTACAGTAGGCTGCTGGGTTTACACAACTAGTGACTTACTAGAAAAAATTTCTATAGGATACACATATGACTCTGGAAGTCCAGTTTACAAAGAGTTTATTACATCAGTTAAAGATAGATGGTTTTTTATTTCAGGAACATTTGATATTCCAAGTGGTGTTATTTCAACAGATAGAATAAGGGTTGTTATAAAAATTGATGCTGATAACTCAAGTGTAGATGAGATGGACTATGAGTTTTATTTTCAAGGAGTTACCGTTGGGCAGATTTGTGAAGAATATCATGCAGAGTCTTTAGGTAAAGAAAAGACTTTATTAGACTCTAACATCAATGTTTCTGTTGATGGGGCAGTTGTTGCAGATGCATATGGACTTTCAAGTAATAACGCATACTATATAGTTGAAAAAAATAATTTAGTTGCTAAAGATGGATCAATTCCATTGGTTTATGGTGCTAGTGGATCTGTAAAATTGACTCCACATGAAGAAGTTATAACAACTAGGTCGTGGGCATCTGTAGATAATGAAGATTGGCAGTATTGGGAAGACGAAGGATCTTGGTCTAATGTAAAAACACTGGGATCTGGAGAAACAATTATTAGTGCTAAGCCATCTATTATTTTTCCAGGTTTTGGATTTTTAAATGAGTCTGGAAGAAGTCAAGACTATACCGTAGAATTTTGGGTAAATGTTGATTCTAATGCAACTTCTCCAAAAAGAATATTTGGTCCAATTAGTTCAACAGATGGATTGTATGTAGATAATGGATTTTTAACATTAGCAATAGACAATAACTTTGTTTCACACTATGTTGGTGAATGGTTTAGGCCAATGTTAATTCATATTAGAATAATAAAAAATAATGCATTTTTGTTGGTAAATGGTGAAGAAGTTGGAAGTTTGTCTTTTATAACAACAGAACTGTCTCTTCCGCCTGTAACTAGTGAAGACAATAAGGATAATGATTGGTTAGCCTTTTATGCTTATAAAGATAATGCCGTTGATCCAATTTTATTGGGATCTTTTTCAATTTTCCCATACTCTATGCCAACTGCAGTAGCAAAGTCTCACTATGTTTATGGTCAAGGAGTTCCACTTTCGTCAGAAATCATAGATAGTTATTATGGAGGATCTTCTATAGAAATTGACTACTCTTTTTCAAAATATAATAATAACAAGTCATATCCATTAAACCTGTCTTGGGATCAAGCAGACTTAGACAATCTTGTTGTATCTGGAGCAACTTTGACAACTCCAAACTATTCTTTGCCAACATTTAATCTTGATACAAAAACATTGTTAGATTTAGAAACTGATTGTGAAGCAATTCAAAATGATGGTGAGTTGTTTTTCTCTTTAAATCCAAACTCCACATGGAACTCTATTAATAGTTCTATTTATTTAAATAATTTTTCTTTTATTCCAGGCACAGTAAACGCGATTTATGGTGTTTTTGAGTTTACAGATTCTTCAGAAGATCAAACACTTATTCATTTATTTAAAGATAATGATAATTATTTAAAGATTAGAAGACTTGCAAGTAATTCAAATATTAACTACGTATTTTGTTATAATGGAGTTCAAACAACGCTTGGATCTTTTTCTTTACCTGTTGAAGAATTTTCTGCAGGAATAAACATTAACAAAATATTAGAAACAACAAATACTTTAGGAATTGCAGACTTTTTCTCTAATAGATCATTATTAAAATTGTATGTAGGAAATGATAATCAAAACAATAAATTTAGTGGAAAAATTTATACATTTGGAATATCAACTATTAAAAATTCTTTAGAAATTGACCATCATTTTAATTCTAGCGGTTTGGCTTTAATAAATGCATATTCTTCTTTAATACCACATATTGCAAGTTATACATTAAATCCATTTTCTGAATATGGAAAATTTTTTATAGACATATCTGTTGCTGGATACTGGAGAGATTATTTGCCAGTATCTTCTTTAACATCTCAAGTAACAGATACAAATAATAATATTGTAAATGATTTAGATTTTATTCAATTTAATATAGACTATCCTTCTCCATCTGACAAAGCAGCAACTGGACAGACATATTGGATCAACTCATCACTATTAAATACATACGATACTTCTAATTCTGATATTAGATCTTATATTGCTTTTGATTATATTTCAAATGGTGTTGCAAAACCAGACGAAGATTATACTAATGTTTCTGCAGATCATTCTAAAATTTTAGATTTAAATACAACAGCATGGAATGATAAAAGATTTGAGTTGGTTGATGGATATTTAGTCTATCCAGATAAAAGTGTTGATTTGTCTTTAATGTCTTTCATATATTTTGTTGATTTTAAAATTAAAAGTGTGTTAAAGAAAAAGGCTTTCTTAAGAAAACTTGAATTTTCTGCAAAAACACTTAATTATAATTCTAATACACCAATTGGAACAAAGTATGGAACAGATATCTATCCATTTAAAAGGGTAGGATTCTACAATGACTACAAAGGTAAAAATCCTGTATTAATTGATAAAGACTCTTTACCATATTTATACCTTACTAGAAAAAGCGGTATAGAGTTAAGAAATGGAGTCAATGATATTGAAAGAGGAATAACAATCCCAGTATCATCATCTAATACAGATTTATACTCGTTAAGCGCTTTACAAATGTTTACAAGATGTGATCTATATGCTTTTCCGCAGAATCCAGTAAAAATATTTGAAATTGATTATAAGGATGATATTTTAGATTTTTATGTGCAAGCAAATTCAGTTACTGGACAACGAGGGCTAATATTTGCAAGATTAAGGTCAACTGGTCAAGAAACATCAAATATTTTTTATTATTTAAATGGAAAAGCAGTAAGGCAGCCTGTTATTAATATCCAAGAGTGGTACTCTATTGGAATATCATTTGATGAGTCTTTGAATTTCAATAACTATTCTGGCAAAATAAACTTAAAGTATTTGATGATGTTTAATAATATTTCTGTTTATCAAGGAACCAATACTCAGATTATTCAAAGATTTATATATAATACTTGGCAGGAAATTGAAGATGGATATTCGTGGAGCCAACTAAATACAAATAAAAATTGGAATAATGTATTGATAAAGTCAGCCAATATTCAGTATATTGTAGACCCATCTTCTGTATATAAGTCGTACATAGGAACAAACAAGGTTATTGTAGATGACTATAGTTCTGATCTTAATATTATTTCTGATAGCGTTAGGGCTTATACACAAGCAACCTGGCAAACATATGTAATAAATCCAGCATAATATGGTATACTTATGGTTATGAATCAGCCAAAAAAGGATAAAGTCGGCAAGTCAAAGATGAAGTTAATTGAAAAAGGCTACGACTGGGGTATGTATATATGGATGAAGCCTAATGGAAAAGCGTTTGGCGATGGTCATGGAAATCTTTTAAATATTCCATCTCGCAAAGGTGATCTACAAAAAATGGCTGAATTAAAAAGAGCAGCAGAATATTATGGATGTGAAGGTGGTCATGCACAGTTTCATCCAGGCATTAAGCGTGTAAGTGAAATGGAATATACAGAGCAATTATCTAGAATGCGTGAAGGTTTGATTCCAAATATGAATGATCTTGGTGCTGTTTATGATGCACAACAAACATTAAAGGTTCATGGAGAAGAGTAATGGAAGATTATATTGTAGGGGCATCAATTAGTGATGCAGTTGAAAAAGCAGACGAGTTTAAGAAAAATGATCCATTTAATAAGTCTTGGGACGAACTAAAAGGCTTAACAAACTTAGATCAAAACTTTAAACGCCGTACTGCAAGAAATCTAAGTAAAGTTGATACAACTCAAAACTATTTAAATAGTGCAAACTCCAGCCCTTCAGGAATTGATAATGCTAAGTCAAAGGCCATTAATCCAGGTGCTGTTATTAGAAACGGCTATGGACTATTTGATGTAATTACACCCCCATATAATCTTTATGAATTGGCAAACTATTATGATACATCTTTTGCAAACCATGCTGCTATTGATGCAAAGGTGGAAAATGTTGTTGGTCTTGGATATGACTTTGTTGTTGGATCAAGAACTATGCTTAAGTTAGAAAATGTTGAAGATGAAATGGCATTAGGACGTGCTAGAAAACGAATTGAACGTGCAAAAATTGAAATGCGTGATTGGCTAGAAAGCCTAAATGATGATGATAGTTTTACAAAAACAATGGAAAAAATTTATGTAGACATGCAGGCAACTGGTAATGGTTATATGGAA